CGAGCATCGTCCGCACTTCATAAACTGGATTGTAAATCATAGATTTTGTTTCCTGTGGTTAGGTGTTTGGGTTTGTTTTTCTACGGTGCGAATGGCTGCGCAGGCACAGCGTCATCGAGAAAAATGTTCAATGTCCGCAAACGGCTGATCGCAGCCGCACTGAGCGGCGTTGGACTGCTGCCTTCGGCGTGCGCGTTTGCATAATGGATTTGGTTCTTGTTGAACGAACCGGACAACGCGACTGCCACCGTGTTGTCGGTGGTGTTTGGCTCCGGTTTGTCCACAATGATGCCGTCCAACAGGGCGTCATCGGCTGCGAGCGCTGGCTCTACGCCATCATGCGCCGCGTTGAACTTGACGAGATAGCCTGCTTGCATCTTGTCGATGGTTTCGGCCCCTACGTCTGCGAACGGCCAGCGCTGCAATTTCCAGTCGGGATCTTCGTCGTGACTGAGCAGGTTGACCGGATAGAACTGATTTGGAGAAACTCCCATAATATTTTTCCTCGGGTTTGTTGTTTGTTGTTTTTCTGACGTTTAATTGCGACCGGCGCGAATTGGTTTGCCGCGATTCCTTAATTTCGCCTGCACAGCGGCGGTGAGTTTCGCGCCCAACTCCTTGCTCTTGCTGCTGTTGCCGTCGCCTCCATCGCTGGGCGGAATTTGATCGAGGACGGACGCATCGGCGTGCCTGTCGGCATTGGCTCTGGCCGCATCCATTGCATCCATGCAGGCCGCGACAACGTCGGTGACGGTTTTGCCATCTGTGATTGCCGCCATGACGATCTTGTGCGTGGCCGGACGATCCAGCGCCATTAACGCTGCAACGCGGTCGCGCTCGGCTTTGATTGCCGGATCAATTACAGCCGCTGGCTTTTCCGGTGCTGCCGGTGCTGCCGGTGCTGCCGGTGGCGTTGGCGGTGTAGGTGGCGTCGGTGGCGTCGGCGTTTCCTCTTTGTGTTCGCCGCCGTTGCCGTTGCCGTTTTTTTCTTCCTTTTCTTCCTCTGCTGCTGATGCTTTTACTTTTGGTTTGTTAGGCATAGGTTTTCCTTTCGTGGTTTCGGCGGTGAACGCCGGTAAATTGTTGAATCTGGACAAATCAAACTCGCACCCGTTGAAGATGACTTTCTTTTCGCCGACGACTGCGGCTGCTTTTATCACGCCACGGACTTCATCGGCAAAACCTTTCTCAACGGCATCCTCCGGCGTGAACCAAGTCTCGGCGTTCAACAGGCCGCGGATTTCTTCGCGGTCGAGATTTGTTCGCTTTGCGTAAACGTTGATCATCGTCTCGGTGACGGAATCCAGCGCGGTCGCCATGTGGCGCATGTCTTCGGCGTTGCCCATCGCGAGGCCGCTCGGGCTGTGAATCATTATCATAGCATTGGCGCGAATATAAATTCTGTGGCCGACCATGGCGATGATCGACGCGGCGCTGGCTGCGAGTCCATCAACGTAAACGTGCTTGGTGCTCTTGTGATCGGCGAGGCGCGAATAAATTCCCGATGCCTCAAACACGCTGCCGCCAGGTGAGTTGATGTGAATGTCGAGCCGCTTCACACTGGTCGGCAGCTTGGCCAAGTCTTTCGCGAACGACCGTGCGCTCACATCGCCCATATCCTCCCAATCGCCAATTTGAGAAAAGATAAGCAGCTCTGCACTGGTCGGTTCGTCTGTCTCCTCGCATCGTATTGAATAAAATTCGTTCATCGTGTGAATCCTCCACTGAGACTGCCTGCTTCAACTGCGCGAGCGCGTGACCGCGACCGCATCCGCTTTGGCAGTTTTGGTTTTGGTTCGGGCGGTGGCGGTGGCTCGCCTTCCTTCGGCCCTTTGGGAACTTTGGGTTGTTTCGGTTGCGCCCCGAAACCTACGCCGCCGCCACTTGGCCGATACGGTGGGAAAATTAAATCGGATTCCTCGAACTCGACTTTCTCGCTGGCCTGCTGGCGAATGTTGTCGCGATAATTGCTGCCGTTTAATTCCGCGCTCTCGCGCTCGATGGTGGAGAATCCGCATTTCACTTTTTGATCGGCTGCGGCGACTTCCTTTTGCGGGTCGAGTGAACCGGCGCTTGATCCTGTCCAGATGCACCGGAGCATGGCGCGTTTGATAAGTGGATCATCAAACCCGCCTTTGAACCGTTCGATGCGAGCGAGGCCAATGGCGTCGGCGAGCCATTCCTCATAGGTCGGCTGACAAAACTGATCGACCATCAATGCCCGATACTTGCGGACGCGCTTCCAGAAATCGAGAAGCGCGGCGCGGCTTGCCGAATAACTGGCGTTGTATTGCTTCAACAAAACTTCATACGGGATTCCGAGTGCGGCCCCGATGAACTTTGCGACTGCGATGGTGAAATCCCCGAACGTGGCCTGCGGTTGTGTCGGCGTGGCGAATTGCACCTGATGACCTGGCCTCATAAAATTGACGATGCCTGGCCCTAGCTGGACGTTGTATGCGTTGAGATTGAGAATCTCTTTCTTCTGCGCGTCGGTAAGCAGCGAATCAAAAATTGTCGGATCTGGAAACTCAGACGTAATGAACGCTGTGAAATAGGATTGAATGACCGCGCCGACGACTGTGGCATCGACATAGCGTCCCATCTGTTTCAAAAGTTCGAGACAGACTGAGAGAATCGGGACGCCGCGACGTTGTTCCGGTCGCTCTGGCCTGATGAGTAAAACCATGTTGCGCCTGCCGGACTTTGCGCCGAACGGCTCGATTCGGAACGTCTTGCCCAAGCCAGTCACAGGCTTGCGAAACGCCAGCGGGTGTTGCTGGCCAATGTGATAAGCGACCAGTTCACCGTCTGGAGATAGTTCGACGCCGGAGAAAATATTGTCGGTCATGCTGATGATCGGCGGATTCATAATGCGGTCGGCTTCGAGAACGCGCAGCCGCAGATCGAACAGCGTGCCTTGCCGCGATTTTAAAGGGAACAGAACCGGACAATCGCCTGACAGCAACATGCTTTGAAACGAAACGTGTTGCAGCGTGTAAAACGAATGCTTGGCCTCGTAGTCGGCTTCGCGTGGATCGGTTGCCCACCACTCAAACTTATCGGCAATCTCTTTGTTGAGATCGGTTGTCTCCGCTTCATTGAGTCCGAGCGCTTCGCCATCGACGTTCGGTGCTGGATACAAACCTTCGCCAATGACGTTGGTGTCGAATGTTTCCACGGCTCCTGCGGCAAGCGGAATTCCCATGAACGCATCGCGTGACCGTTCCCGCAATGTCTGAGCGTTGACGCCAATATCCAGATCGGCGTCGCCGCCGCGCCAGAGCCAGCCGAGCAATGAATTTTTGCTGAGATTCGCGCCGTAATTTCCGTAACCGGTGCCGGACGATCCGGCCAGCCACGCCTTAAAATCTTGCGTTGGATTGTTAAGGATTTCGCCGCTGCTGTCGAGGATTGTTCCACGGGGAACACGCGATCCATTTCCATTCAGTGTGATGGTGTTAGACATCGCGTGGCACCACTCTGAACGCCGTGTCGCGGCCGGTGATTGAACTTGGCAACGCTGGCCCGCCGCACAGAAGTTCGACCATCTTCTGCCACCACGAAACGACTGCGCCTTGCTCGGCGATTGAGCGATACTGAACTTTTCTGCTGCCGATGGTGTAACCGATGACACCGGTTGAACTACCAACCATGCCGTCCATTGCCTTCTTGAGTCCGTCTTGCGCCCACGGACAGGTCATTGGTGTTAGGTTGTCATCGGGTTTGATTATTTCTTTGGCTTCGCGTATCGCTTCGGGCATTCGCCGCGCACCCTATCAGAACTCGGCCTCTGATTAAACGAGTATTTAATCCTGCGAATTAAAGCGCCGAAATTTGAACTTGCCAAAGGACTTATCTTGATTTCAAGATAACTTCCATGCGACAACAACAAGTTAAGCGTGGACGCGGCAGGCCGAGGCTTGGCGATTACCGGCTTGAAATGAGTGTGCCTGCTGCTGTGATGGACGAACTAATCAGGCGCGAGAACGCTGGCAAAGGCTACCGGACGCGGATCGCTGCCAACATATTGTGCAGGCAGTTGATCGGCCACGTTACTCCACGGGACGGTTCGCCGCGCCGAACGTAGTGCCGCCTTCGTCGTTAGGCTTGCGGCGTGGCCGGTTGTCCATCATGGAGCGTGCGCCGAACGGCGACTTGTTTTCTTCTTTGGCGTCCGGCTCGAACACATCGCGTTTCATGGTGTCCAGCCGTATGCCGCTCCACGGCATCGCCACGCCTGCCAGCGCATAATTCCGGCAGTCGAACGGTTCGTTGCGCTGGCTCAACCGCTTGATCCAGATGTAAGTGCGGAAACCGTGCTTGCTTTTTACGATGCGGCGCTCGGCGGTCAGTCCCTTGAAATATTCCTCGTCGTAACCGCGAGCCGGTTCGTTGTTACGCAATTTCGGGAAGTGACAAAAACCTGGCCCCACCTGATCGACAATCAAACGGTTGACGATCTCCTCCTTGCCTGCATCGACGCCAATGGTGATCAGCCGCGCCTGATTTGATTTGGTGAGCGTGCCCGCGCCTTTGATGAACGGCTTGCCCAAGCCGCCTTCGCCTTTGATGGAAATGACGCCATGCGTCTGCCGCGATTTGGTGTAGGCGTAAACGAAGTCGGATGCGTAACCGGAATCGACGCACATCCTGCGGACACGCATTTTTTTTCCGTCGGTTGTCTCGAACGTGCGCCGGTAAACGGCTTCATCGAGCAGATTCCAGACGTATTCTTCACGCGGATCGCCGTCGAGCATTCCATATTCGATGCCCCATGATTCGCGGCCCTTGCCCCAACCAACGATCTCGTAATTGATCTGGCGTTCGTGAACATCGATGCCTGCTGTGAGCGCGAGAACGCCATCGGGAATCTCTGCGATGTATTCTTCCCTGCGGGTGTTGTAAAGATCGACCTCGACTTTCTGTCCTTGTTCCTCAAACAAAAGTCCGAGGCGGGTGTTGCGAAACGCTTTGAGCGGTTCAATGTCGCCTTCTTCGTGAGCGTGAACGGCGCGGACGAACTCGCTGATGAGAATGTCCCATTCGATCCATGGATTGTAGAGGCCGGACAAATAAAATCCACGTGTGAGAACTTTGTTGCCGCGCTTGTCTTTGGGCCGGTGCGACCGCCATTGTCCATCACCGGCGAGCCATCGATACTTCGGCGAGTATTCGTTGCATTGCAGACAGCGATGCGTGAGATCGGAAAATCTGATTCGATCCCATTCGAGAGTTTGAAACATGCCGCATTCGGGACACGGCAAATACCAATACTCGCAGGTTGACTGCGCCATTTCCCGTTCGATATGGCTGACGCCTCTGATGCCTGGACTTGAGACGATGACGACTTTACGATTCCAAAATGCACTCGTTCTTGCGATTGCTAGTTGTAGCGGGTTTCCTTCGGTGCCTGCGCTGGCTGGATAACGGTCGGCGTCATCCAATAATAATACGCGGACTGGACGTCCTGACAGGCTCGCAGCGGAGTTCGCGCCGCCGATTGCGATAAAACCGCCCTTGAAACTTTTTCTGCGAAGCGTGTTGCCGCTGTCGCGTGACTTTGGATCGGCCACTCTGCCGCGCAGCCGCGGGCTGTCGCGCAACATTGGCGCGAGCCGGTCGGTGGAGAACGCTTCCGCGAGTTCGATGGTGGGTTGAACCACCAGCATCGGACACGGATCTTCGTCCATGTAGTAACCGATAGGATTTAAAATCGCGCTGTCGGTGATGCCGACTTGACTGGCTTTCTGGACGCAGATGCGGGGACAGAACGGATCGCTGATCGCGTCCATGATCGCCCGCTCATACGGCGCTTTGTCAGTAATCCACTGGCCAGGTTCCGCTGACGATTCGGACGACAAAACCCGATAGCGGTCTGCCCAATCGGACAACGGCACACGCGACGGCGGGCGAAGTGAATCTCTGGCGAACGACTCGAACAGCGCGTCCGTGTTATCGAACCACGCAACGAGTTCTTTACTCTCCTCCTTCGTCAGTGAGTTCGTCGTCGTCGGTTTCGCCATTGTCTCCCTGTTCCCCGTCCAGAATTGACGGGTCTATGCCTTGCGCCTCGAGATATTCCTGCCGACGCGCCGTGAACATGGAGCGGTCATAAGACGAAAGTTCCCGCAACATGAGTTCAATCTCGCCGTAAAGCCGCTCATAAATGGTCTGATAATTTGTGATGCCGACCAGTGTGCGGGCTGTGCGTGACGGAATCGCCAGCGCCCGCTGCTTGAACGCGGTCAACATATTAGTCATAATGAACTCAACGTCCGGCGACCGGTGCAATTCGCCTTTGTATTCGGCCAGCTTGAGATCGCTCATCTGCGCGTCTGCCGCCATTTTCTGGTTGCGCAGCATGGCGTATTTGGTTTCGCTGGTGTCGTCGAGCCGGTTCTGATCCCGCAGATGCTTGCAATACGACCGGACGTTGATTAAGAGTTCATACCTGCCACGCAATTCCTGACCTTCGTCATCGCGTGCTCGGACTAAGACCGCATCATTGGTTAGGCGTCGGATCGTTCTCGGGTTGACGTCGAACAACCGCGCCAACTGCGCTGTATCAACTGTTGGTGTCGCCATTCGTTAGGCCTTTCATAGATTTGTTTTGTGTGTCGCTTGGCTATCTCGGGTCGGTTTGGTGTATGAAAACGAATCTAACGCAAACGTCGTTCGGTTTGTGGGCAATTTGGTTGATGATCGTGAGCAGTTTTGACCAAGTTTTTATTCGTCTTCTGTGTGCTCGTCTTCGACTTTTAACTTCTCCTTTCCAGGTTTCAGCGTGATGACCATTTCATCGAACCGATAAACAAGCGTGCCGTCCGGCTGCTTGCCGATCTCTTTCTCATGCGCGTGCAGCGCCGCAATGAGATTGTGCTTGGCGATGACCTCTTTCGGCGTGAGAACAAGACGCTTGTCCCGCTCTTTGACGTAGGCTTCCGCCAGTTTGTCCACTTCTGGAATACGCACCGGCGAAACGCCAGTGCCCGTCATGTGTGGGAGATCCACAACTTTGCTTTTTACCATGCGGAATGTTTTACCCTCGTAAATTCCCCTACGCAAGACGGAATTTCGGCGGGTTTAATAAGTTATCTTGAAATCAAGATAAGTTCCGTCACTGGTTAGGCAAATGGACTGGACACGGTATTTGCCCCTCTCAGCAACTAGCGCAAGGTTGGGCGTCTCCGAACGCGCACTCGGCGGAAAGCCTGAAAGAACCTGCAAATTTTTTTCCGACCAAAAACTTTTTCAAAAATTGTGGGCGGGTTTCGCGAGGGCAATGCGATGCGAACCATCGAACGGATCGATCCAATCGAATGATTGAATCTCTACACGCAAATTAAAATTGAGAACGATTGCCGCTCTGAAAACAAATCGGTATGCGGGCCTCGTTGTTTTGTTTATCTCTTGCGTGCTCGCACCGGACGACTGAATCCTTTTGTTGCTTTGTAAGCTGCGATTGACTTCTGTGTCCACAGCTTGCCGCTCGGACTGCGATACAGCTTTTGTCCTCTGGCGTTGCGTCTGCCTGTCGCTTTCCATGGCATAGGGGCTTCCACCTCCCATCTGTTTGTTGCTGCGTGCGTGGTGTGTGTGTCTGACTTATTCGTTACCTGCGACATTACTCTCTGCTACTGATGCCACGCAAGGGCGATGGGTGCTGAGTGAATTGTTAAATCCAGAATCCGAATCTGGAATCTCCTGCGTAGGCAGGGGCGTGGGTGGTCGGGCGGCTAGGCAACCGCCGCGCAGAGTTACGGTCGAAGCTCCCCTCCGCACATTGGCCTTCTCGGGCCTAACACGCCCGTCATGTGCTGGACGCCGCAGCTTCATCGACTTGAAGCCAAGCCAGCAAAGAGCCGATTCCGCTGCGGCGCTGATACACCAGCCGCGAATAATATTCGTTTCGGCCCACAACGCAAGTCCGGCCACTCTCTGAGCGATGCGCTCATCCCGCTGGTTTATCAGCAGGCCGACGCATTGGCTTGAGCTGTGACCGGACTTCCAGAGTGTTTTATTCTGTGACCGGCGCGAAACGTGTCAAGAATTTATTGACACACCACGGGATTAAGACGAAGCAAGGCAAAAGGTTGAGGCGAGCGGCGCGTCGTGGCCGATGCGGGTAGGAAACGCGGCGCGTCGTTTTCTTATTTCCGCCAGAATTTTCTGATCTCGTAAGCGAGCCACAACAGAAGAACGAGCAGACAGATTGCTGTTGTGGCGGTCATTGCAATTCCTCTGGACAGGCGTTCTTGATTACAAGTCGCGCACGCAATCTTGTGACCTTCGAGCGGACTTGGTGCAAATAAATCGGGTCAGGATCATCCATCGCTTCGAGCGTGGCGAGCAACGCCAATTTTCCTTCCAACGCTTCCACGGTATTCTTGATTGACGCTTCGCGTCGAGCGCGTTCGAGTTTCCTGCTGATAGGTGTGCGCTTGCTCACTCTGTGACCTTGATTACTGCCGGTGTTTTGCCGAGAAGCCTGACCAGCGTTTCGGTTGCGATCTTGGTGAGTTCCTCGCGGTTCTCCGCATTGTCCGGCACACCGAGTTCGCGCAGCATTCGTGGAACGTGAATGTGCAGCGCCTCATTCTCATCGACCCACGCAAAATCTGTTAGCCATTCCACGCTCATTGACCGTTCCTGCGAAGCCGTTTTTTGCTTTCGCCCATTGCTTTGACGACCGCCTCGCACTTGTCGGCGAGATCGAGCAAGCCGCCAGGTTTAGCGATGCCTGACATCATCCATTTTGTAAACTTGGTTGCGACTTTCGTGAACTCGGCTTCGGAGACTTTGCCGCGCTTGGCCTCGAAGGCGCGAGCGGTTTTCAAATATTGTTTGTTCATCGGTTTGCTATGTTTACAGGATCTTCCAGCCACAGATCGAACGCGCCGACCATTGCGAAACGGTAACCGACATGGCCGCTCATCCATTCCACGCAATCCATCTGGCGAACGTGATCGTCGGATGCCGCTACGCCGTAACGGCAAGCGCAACATTCCGCGTCTTTCTTTAAAATCTCGGCGATAACTTTTCCGCACCGGCGGCAGACATGGGAAGTTTCCTCGCTCATTTTAAAAACTTATCGGCATGGACTTGCAGATATTCGACCCGCACCGGCGTATGCCACATGGCTTTTCCATAAGGCGTGTCGTGCCAGACGATTCCTTTGTCGTAAAGGCGCGGATGCCTTTCCCGACAGAACTGATGCACCTGCATGGCGACCGCGCTTTTGTTTTTCTGCGGCAAACCTAGTTTGGTGCAGACTTCGCCGAGAGTGAATCTGCGTCGTAAAATCAAGTGAACGATATACTTGCGTTGCCTCTTAAAAATCGACCCGCCAATGTCCTGTTCGTCCGGCAACGCGGCAATCGCGTTCTGAATCGTGGCCGGATAATAATTCGCTTGGATAAATTGCAAATCCTCGAGCACGGGTTGAAGTTTCATTCTGTTTTGTCCTCGTTACTGAGCCGCGCATAAATCTGCCGGAGTTCGCTGCTATACTTCTCGATGTTGACCATGCTTTCCTTGACCTCGGTCAATCTCTTGGAGACGAACCGGCAGACGCGGACAACGCCGATGATGTAACCGAGCGTGAAACTGACCACGCACGCCGCGAACAATATCAATCCATCGGTGGCATTCATTTTTTGAACGCGAAATAAATCGCTGCCAATGTGCCGACTGTAGTAATCACGATTGCTACAACGACGAGAAACAGGCACCCGATCTCGCTCCAGCTTGCGGTGTGGTCGTCCTCGTTCATAATTGCAAAAGCAGTTCGTCGATCCTTGAAATTAAATTTGCGGTTCTGATGACGGCTCGCTTGGCGTGATCGCTGCCAGCGTAACGGGCCGACCATTTTTTGAGTTCGTTCCGCGACTCGCGCAACAATACGGTTGCTGCGTGCTCGCGTTCTGCCGCCGTGAGCGGCAACGGTTTCTGTCTGACTTTGAATCCGTCCGGCTTTTCGCCGAGGACTGATTCGCCTTGATCTGGTTCACTCATATTTTTCCTTTCTGGTTGTTGACGTAAATCTGGCCGGCCACGCTGGACGCCACAGATGCCGCAGCCTTCAATCGGCAGGCCGTTGAGACTGCCTGCAAGAAACCAAATGTGATTGCAAATACTCATTCTGTTTTTTCCTCCTTTTTTGGCGGCTCGATGATCGACGCAATATCCGATTTCGGGTTGTAGGTTTCACGCAATGCGTCCGATCCTTCGAGCATCAATTTTTTGTGATACAGGCGAAGCGCCCTGTCCAGTTTCTCCTGCATGACAGCGAGTTCATGCGCGGTGGAATTTCTGACCTCTTTGTAAATCGCTTCGAGTTCAGCGCGCGGTGTGAGCGAATCGGGATTGTTCCACTTCAATACCAACTCGTCGATTTGCTTGATGAAATTAGGCAGTTTCACGGCGGCGCTTTGCTTGGTTGTTGCGTGCGCGATCCACGGCCGCTTCTAGGTGTTCGAGAATTGTTTTCCGAATGTCTTTGCGCCAGTCATCAGTGTCATCAACGATCCGCTGCAATACCGGCAACGCCGGATGAATCCGGTGAAGCAACGAGGCAATATCAGCTTCCGCTTCCTGTAGTCGTTCGGCTTCGCTCACGATATGCCACCATTCCCTTTCAACGCTTCCGACAGCGCGTTTTCCAGTTGATTGATTTTGACAATGACCGCTCGCTTGAGCGCCAGCGCGGCCTCCGGTTCATCCTGATAAACTCTTTCCGGTTTGTGGGCCACGCCATAATTTCCTCCGAGCGGTTTTCCAGGTGTGACCAATACCCACCGCGGCCCAAGTTTGCCAAGATAATTCGACACCACTTTGTCGAACGTGAGCGGCACGACGCGAGCGGTGACTCCGGCATCGCGGTTCTGTGCGTTGAAATAAAATACCCACACCACTTGTCCATGTTTCGGTTGTTGCATAATTCTTTCGGGAAACTCAGGCGCGGAACGAAGGATCGCCGGTGCAACCGTGTCGGGAAGAAACGCGGCTATAGACATTCGTTCCGGCCTGAAATTTCATTTTGGTTAGTTGTTGCTCCAGACGGATTTCGGCAGTTCGAGGATCTCGCCGCCGATGCGTTGGAGTTCGACTGAACGGTCATACGATTCCACATCGGTCGCCGTTCTCGTTACCGCATTGACGAGGCCAAACAGCGACGTATCGCCGCCCTCGATCAGATGATTCAACACGGCGTTGGTTTCCTGATCGTTGAACTTGAACCGGTTGCCGACTTCCTCGACCGCTGCTGTGACCTGACCGAGTTTCTGATCGGTGGCGGATTCGAACTTCTCGACCATTGCGGCGAACCGCTGCGGATCGAATAATCCTTCCGCGACGTCACGGACTTTCATCCAGAACGCCCGATCATCCATTTCACGGGTCTTGTCGGTGTAATACTCGGCTGCTTCATCGAGTTCAAACAGCGGATCGCTGTGCCGACCGATGTGGTGCCGCCGCATTACACGCGGCATTATCATTCCGTTGAGACAACGGAGATACCACAGCAACGGTTCGAGCATCAGCGCACCCGCGCCGACCTCGGAATTGCTGACCACGATTCCTGCGCGAACGAGATCGCCTACGCACTTGGCTTCGAGTTTGGGCGTTGCCGCTTGAATGTAAAGCCGCGTCTCGGTGATCTCGCACGACAGGATTTCGCATTCCAGTTCTGCCAGCTTCGGCAGAATGACTGCGGCCAAATCCGCGTTCTCCAACGGGCGATATCGCTCGGACAAAAAAGCGCGTCCGACCTGACTGCCATTTTGCAGAGTTCGGAGCATTCGCTTTTCCGGCGCGTGCTTCCACCACCAGTTGATATTTTCTGCCAATAGCGGGCAGTTCTCGCCGACCATTCGGTCAACATACTGGACTGGGATGCCAGAGCGAGCGGCGATCTGCCGCAAGCAATGACGGGTCGGGACAGCGTGCCAGTGTTTGCTGCCGACCTTTAGTGTGACGCGCCCGACATTATTGTCGGCGACGTAACGCAGTTGGTTTGTGGGCGCGATGAAGTCTTTTCGACTGTCGCGCTCTTTTTTGATTCTCGTTGCTAGTTGTTGCAACGTGACTCCTGCTTTCATGTTTGCCTTTCTGTTTGTTGTTTGTTGGTTTTGGTTTGACTAAATGGTAGTCGCAGCTCGGATAATCCATGCGGAGTTTTTCGATGCTGTCATACACCGGCATGAACCCGATTTCGTGCGTGTCGATGTGGATTGGAACAAAGTTCGTGCCGACCTGCGCGGCCACGCCGCTCCACGGCTGCATGACCAGCGCGACGAAATGGATTTTCTCACTCACAATGATTCCTTTCGCCAGCGTCGGCATAGCCAGCGCCACACTTGCCGCCATGTGACGCTTTTACCGGCGGCGCTTTTTGGGTTTATGAAACATTTGAATTTACTCATGGTTTGGGTTGTTAGGTTTTATTCAACGATTTCGTGCAGATGAAAACAGTTGGGATGCAGATTGACGTATTCTTCCTGCGGCGGGAGCATTATTGCCATCGTGATCTCGTTAGGCAATAATGCGTAACGCGCTTCCTTGATCTCGTCCCATGACGGATACCGGTCACTCCGGCTGATGGACAGATGCCAGCGGACGTTGTTGTCATGGTAAACGTCGCGGGTGATCCAGATGTTGCAGCCGTTTCTGGTGAACGCCTTGTTGTAAACGTAGTGCATCCCTTGCACGTTAGGCGGCTCGATTTCGGTGTAACCTTTGCTCATAGTCCGAGTTTCATCTGCGAATCCTTTTTTTCTTTGATGGTTTGCTCAACCACATTTTCTGTTTCTGCCAAGCGTTTAACGTTGTGGGTGTAACCGATGTTCAGACCTCTGTTGGTGTCGAGGCACATGACGCAATCGTCCGGTTTGATCCGGTATTGCGGCCGCTCGCCTAAATCCAGCGCGTAACTTTCTTGCAGCTTCTGCGTGTCACAGGCCCACAGTTGCTTGGTGTCTTTGCAATAGACCACCATCTTTTTTGCGCCGAGGGCCACGGCCTCGTCCAACGCTTGCGCATCGACGCCGATGGTGTTTGTGGCGTGCGAGAAAACATCTTTCCACGGGAACTCGCGATAAAAAATCCGCATCCCGCGATACTGCGGCAGTCGCGGGTCTGCCGGACACAAACCGACTTTGCCCACGAATTTCGCCCTGCCGTTTACCATGATTTCAATTCCTGTTAGGTTCATCGTTTCCGTTTTCCTTTTTTGGCTGCGAGTTTCAAATCTTCCATGGTGCGCCTGACCGGCAGCATTCCCATCTTCTGCATATCGGTGAGCCATTCGACCACTTCGCTGTCATCGTAGAGTTCGCGCAATGCGACCGCGTCGAACGGATGACCGGTGATCGAATCCTTTTCCTGCGAATGAACAACGATGCTGCCGAGTTTGCACAACAGCGACGAATTTGGTTTCAGTGGGTTGTTCATCGAATGACGGTGTAAATCTTTTCAAGCAACGGTTTGGTCAGGTCGCCTTTGACATACGGCGCGATCCACAGAACGCGGTGCGCCTTTTCGCTCGGATACCATTGCGCTCTGTAATGGCCGGTGACCCACCAGTGATGCTGCCAGTTCATGTCGATATGTTCGCCTGCTGGATCGTGATGTTCGCTTGGACGCCGGAGTGCCACGACGCGAACATCTTTCTGCGGCATCGGTGGTTCGCCGCCGCGCTGCATCTGGCGACGAATGTGTCGCGGCAATCCGTGCGCCGAGTGCGTGGTGTAGGGACTATTCAAGAACGCGAACCGCTTTAACAGGCGACCGATCTCATCGGCGTTGTCGCCGAAATCATCCGGCCATGTTAGGCCATACGGAATATCGATGATCCGAAATTCGGCACTGGTGCGCTGGCCTCTCGACCCGTAAACTTCGTCGTGCGTGATCTGTAGCCGGTCGCCGCAATGCATGGCGAGCATCCAGTTCGTCTCGAACCGGTCGCGATCCTCGCTTGCATTCATAACGTAGCCGGTTTCGCGTGACCAAAACATTATCGGCATCGGCAGAATCGAACGCGAGAGAACGTGCTTCGGCAATGGCGCTGCGTCGGCCATTTTCTCGCACTTGTCCGACCACAAATACGGTTGCGCCTGCATGATGAAATACGCCATGGTCGCTCCATAATACGATTCGAGTTCCTTATCGTTGAGCAGAATCTTTAAGTCCGGCGGCTGCTTGGCTGCGACGCCAGCCAGACACATTGTCGCCCAAAGCTGTTCGCCGAGCGCGTGCTCGGGGCGCGTGTTTGTCGCGCCTTCGCGGTCGATGTGCTGCAGATAAAGTCTGAGCGCATGATTCTCCGCCAACTGCCGGACAATTTTCTCCGCGATTGCGGCCAGTCTTTTCGGTTCGACTTGTTCCTTGTGCTCGATTGCAAACTTGATGTAGGCATCGAGTTCTTCGAATTTCATCATGGCTTAATACTTGGTTGGTTTGTAGTGCGTGGCATACGGCAACTCGTCACGCAGCTTTTGATATTGGTCGCTGCATTGCGAGCGGACTGCTGCCAATGACCGCGGCATCGCGTATTCCCTGCTCATGTGCGTGTCGAGAAACGCGCATCCGAACGGTGCTACGCTGTGAATTTTGCAGCGGTCGTTCTCATCAAGAAACACGCATCGGCCTTTCCGATAACGCGGCGTGATGGTGCCGACGCGGACGACTTGCCCGCCTTCCGTTTTTACAAGCGCACCTGGACTTGCCCAAAAATGTTCTTTGGCTTGTTCCTTGGTTTCGCCCAAGTGATCTGCGATGCGTTCGAAGTCGCCTTCGATCAGGCATCCTGGTTGCCGCTTGCAGCAATCCACGCATTGCTTACAGGCGCACGTTGTTCGTTTGAAATCGTGTTCGTTCATCGCTTGTATTCCTGTCTGCCGGTGAAAAACACGCCTTCGAGATATTGCGCCAGATAGGTCGCATATCGCGTGTCCCACAGTTTGTCCTCGAACGTAAACTCGTCCTCGGTCTGATGTTTTTTGAGAGCGGCTTTGAACCGCTCAAGTTTTTCCGGCGTGAACGTGACGCCGAATGTTTCCATTGGTTTTTCTTTGCTCATTGGTTTCTTTCTGTTGTTGTTGGGTTTAAGTTATCTTGATTTCAAGATAAGTTCGTTTCGGACTGTCACTTGTTAGGTGTTTTGTGACAACTGGAATTATTCATAACGTTTGATTGCTTCGTGCTTGCCCGCCCGATTTTACTCGAACGAGCAAGACCGCAGCAATCTTTGATTCGATTTGCCGAACAGGACTCTGCGCGGCCATGCGTTGCCACACCGTGCGCGGTGCAGCATGGCGTTGCTGAACGCAGATTTGCCTGCTTTGATTTGGCTTGCATAACCCATCGCGACAGAACGACACGGTGCGTAAGACCGCCTGCTGTGATAAGCGCGGCTTTGACCGGCACTTCGGCGCTCCACGATGATCGGCCTGCTGTGATTTGATTTGCAGCGCGGCGCTGCCAGAGCGAGTGCCCGCCAAGCAATGTTCCGCTCTGCCTGCTTTGCCAAACAATGATTCGCGTAACGG